GATAACGCTGCAATGAACGAATTCGAGAGCGGTCCTCATATTTATCGTTCGCCAATTGTGGCAAGTACTCGGTAGACTTTTTGAGGGCATCAAATACCAATTTAGCATCCCGATCTTCCTCTAGGTAAAGAACGTGTCCGCCGTTGGATTGGTATGAGTATGGCGAGATACTTCTAAGGATTTCGAGCTTCGCGGCATCCTTTCGCGTAATGCGTAGCCAACCGTGTGCGGAATCGGTGTAGTACTTAAGTTTGATGGTCTTAACTTTCATGTTACTTCCTCCCCAAAATAGCCTTGATTTCTGCCTTGATTTCCCGTGCTTTATCGCCCCGCCATGTACTGGCGTTGCATAGGAAATAGGTAAGGACTTCAGTCGCTGGATCCAATCCGTAGTTATCTGAGAGCGCATCAAGTGAGCGCATTGCATGGATGTATGGAACGGCCCCGAAATAGGGCTTGGTCCAGTGTGTGGATATATCAGCGGCAATAGCCGAGATCGGTCGTGTTGTAGTCATAGTCATTTTCTCCATATGTGCAGGATTGCACCGGGAAGTTATATCATTCTGCTGTAAACAGAACAAGTAACTATCGTAATTGGTCGGAAATAGTTTACCGTTTTGTGATGACGCACTGCACTGTAAACAAAAAGTATTTATTGGCCGTTAGATATCCACATGAGGTGGAAAAGAATAAACGGAATTTATATAGGGCGATCCGAAAGGGTATGAAGCTTACTCAGGCTGATATCGCTGAGAAGGTAGGGATATCTGCAGAGGCCTGGCGTTACCGAGAGCGAGAAAAGGAAGTCTATAGGCTGGGCGAGTTGTTAGCTTTGCGGGAAGTTGTTGGCTTGTCGTGGGATGAGTTTGGTGATTTGCTTGAGCAATGCGCCTAGTGTTCTATTGAATAGCACAATGTTCTATCGAGTCGGGTCTGCCGTAATCCCTTTCGCCGTTGCGGATCTCGTAGGGTGTCGGACACCACTACCCGCCCCTGAAGACCAGTACCTACCAGGCATTGCATTACTCCAAACTAGAAAAGTCTCGCCCCCGCTGGGGAGTCACGCTGCCCACTACATCGCTCACGTTGCCCGCTATTGCGTGATAATCTTGGGGATGAGTCATCGCCTACCCTGCGCCCGCAGAAATCAACAGGGTTCGAATAAAACGTTTTGGAATCGTATGGGAATCGCAAGATTCCAGGTAATAGGCTCAGCTTTCCGTTTTGGTTTTGATTTGAAAGTGGGGGAGTGGTGGAGACGCCGCCGCCTTCTTCTTTCCACATAAAAATCCCCTTATATAGAAACAACCATTGTTATGACTGATAAACTAAAAGATGACTTACCAGAGATAGTAGATCAGCTTAGTGAGCTTCCTGAAGTGGTTGATTTGAATGGCGAGCCGGTTGTTATTCGTGACAGGGCTCTTGGTCCTCACAAGATTCAGTACGATGAGGCCATTGGTCGTCAGGTCCGTGAGCTTGCTCGGCTTGGGCTCTCTAAAAATGCAGTTCGTATTGTAGCTAAGGCCAGTAAGCTAAGGTTTGATGACCTGTATGGCGATGACTTTTACGAGGGTCAGGCCATGATGCAGAACCGGATAGCGATGTTGGCTATGGAGCAAGCAGAGGCTGGCAATGTGCCCATGCTTATGTACCTGTGTAAGACCAAGTTAGGTTGGAACGAGACTAACATTGTTGAGCACGTTGGAGAGGTTCGGTCGGTAGTGAGTGCGGTTCCGATGACTCGGGAGCAGTTTGAGCAGAGGTACTTGAATGTATCGAAGGACGACTCTGAGGACTAAACTACCACGGGTAGAAAAAGTTGTTTATTACCAATGTCCGAGTTGTGGATATGTTAGTATAAGGGTTACGAGCCTTAAGTGGATTGAGTGTGGGCATAAGCGTTGCACTCGTAAGTTTCCGCTTAGGGGCAACATGGTGACTAAAGAAGACTATGAAAGGACGTGGTGATGAATAAAACACCAGAAGAGTTGGCAGAGGAGTATAAAAATAAGATAGCTCAAAGAGACATCTACGCCATGGGAACGCTCAGTCAGAGAGAGCTGGATTACTTAAAGGAAGGCTTCCTCGCTGGCTATCAGGCCGCAAAGGATCAGTATGAAGCTAAGATTAAAGAGCTAGAAACAGAGCTTGATAATTGGAACCACGAGGCGATACATGGGGACGAAGGACTATGAAAACACCTGAAGAGTTGCTTAAAACATACATGGATAGAGATGATGTAATTTGTCCAGCAATAAACCACGCTGCCGAACATCTTGTAGAAGCTGCGTTCATCGCTGGTTGTGAGGCTGCTCAATTAGTAGAAGCGGATAAATGGATATTTGTAGATTATAATACTCCAGAGTTTGTGCGTAATTTGCCGTTATTTATTAGCAGAGTTTTAGCAGTAAGCAAAAATGGCAGACAATTTATTACATCATTTGATCATGAAACTGATAAATGGGATTTAAGCGAACATGAATTAAATAAAAACGATTACATTGTGGCTTGGACACAAATTAGTAATCCAAAAAATGTATGAGTAAAGTGCCACTAAAACAACATGAATGGCACTTATCGGTAGATAAGCAAGAGCAGCGTAGACTCATCAATAAAAAGCGACGCAAAAAGCTAAAGAGATTAAACAAAACCGCACGAGGCAAATTAAAATGAGTAAAAGCCCAGAAGAGTTGGCGGATGAGTATGCAAACAAACATGAATGTGGCGATCAAGCATGGGGTGGTGCGTATGGCGGGTTTCTTGCTGGCTATAAAGCCGCAAAGGATCAGCAAGCGAATATTGGCAAGGTGATACACCTGGTATGGGAGCAGATTTGGAGAGTCGTGCCTCGGTCTACTGATAGTGGGATCACTCCTTGCTTTAATGAGACAGTTGTTGGCTTCACTCGCGATGGTCGCATAGTGTTTGCTCAGCACTCTTGGGATGGGTGGATAATTGAAAGCGACGGCATGGAGCGCCCCATGTCATATATCACCCACTGGATGCCGCTACCAAATCCACCAAAAGATGATACATTATGAGGGCGACTGGTTGTGTAATGGGGGCGTTTTTGCTGTTTCCTGTCACGGTACACATTTACGGACGACTCGAAGATTAACAGCGTCAGAGGTCTGACAGTCGCAATTTTTATGGGCTTAGAACACAGCGTTAAAGACGAGCCAACCGACTCAATGAGATGCCCTTATTGTAACCATGTATCCACAGTAAGCTGTGAAGAGGGCAAGGATAAGTGGTTTTACTGCCAGAATCCCCGTTGCAACGTAGAGCGTATCTATGGGCCAAATGCCGTTATGGTGTCGTGCCTTTGCGATGATTCGCACAAGGCATAATGGAAGGAATAGCAGAGCAAGTTATTTGGAGTCCTCAGGCTGGTCCTCAGGAAATCCTTGTTAACTGTCCTGTTACCCTTATAGGCTACGGAGGGGCTCGTGGTGGCGGTAAAACAGACGGGGCCTTGGGTAAGATAGCCGTCGAGCAAGATCGCCAAGGAAAGGCGTTTAACGCCATCTTCTTCCGCAAGGAACTCCCACAAGCAGACGACCTTATTGAGCGAGCCAAGGAAATATACCTTCCGCTAAAAGCTCACTGGCAGGACCAGAAAAAGCAATTCACATTTCCTAGTGGCGGCAGACTTCGTTTCAGGCCACTCGGTAACGATGATGATGCCGAGAAGTATCAGGGTCAAAACCTTACCCTTTGTTGCGTCGAGGAAGCTGGAAACTACGCAGACCCATCTCCGATCTTTAAGCTGTTTGGAGCACTTCGAGGTGAGGGAGGTGGTCAGGTTCTACTTACTTTCAATCCAGGTGGCGTAGGGCACACATGGCTTAAAAAGATGTTTGTAGAGCCGTGGCCCTCCGGCAAGAAGATACTTTGGAAAGAGCTGCCAAACGGCGACAAGTTTGACTACATCTATATTCCAAGCAAGGTCACTGATAACCAAATCCTGCTTGCAAAAGACCCGAAGTACATAAGTCGACTGCACATGGTCGGCTCCCCTGAATTAGTCCGTGCATGGTTAGAAGGCGATTGGGAGATTCATGAAGGAAGCTTTTTCCCTGAGTTCAGTAGCAAGCATATTATACCACCTTTTAATGTACCTAAGCATTGGCCTCGGTATCTTGGGTATGATTGGGGTTATCACAGTCCTTTCGCTGCTATCTGGGGCGCTGTTAGCTCTGGACGAGATGATAAGGGCAACGAGGTCCCGTACCCGAAAGGTGCCATCATTATTTACCGAGAAATGTACGGTAAGGGAGTCGATAACGTCAGTCAGGCCCACAGAATTGCAGCCGCTTCAGTTGGTGAAAACGTCCATGCCGCTGCTGATCCTTCCATCTTCAACAACCAGGGAGGGCCAACTATTGCCAACCAATTCCACGAAGTCTTTGCCAGGTACAAGCACCCCAACTTCAAACAGGCCGACAATGACCGTTTATCGGGGTGGAGTCAGATAAGACAAAGGTTGGTTGCAAAGCCTCCATTGCTGTATATTACCAGCAACTGTCCATACCTGTTAGAAACGCTGCCAGCATTGGCCATTGATAAAAAGAAACCCGAGGATGCAGATTCCAAGGGAGACGATCATGCTTGTGATGCTTTACGCTACTTGTGTAAAGAGCGTCTTCTTGACAGTAAGTGGGAGCAGCCACCAGATGTATTTAATAAGGGCGTTGTAAAGTTACAGGCGTACATAGCTCAGATGCGAGCCAAAACGACCAGGACAAGGATCTAAAGTATGAAGCCATTAGTTGATAAGTTCTCTGGACGTTATTGGAAGATCGAGCTAACGAAAGCCAAGGAACGCTCCAAGCAATTCATCGACATGGCAGAGGAGTCAATCCGAGTATACAACGCACAGAAGCAGTTAAATGTTTTCACAGATGCAGAGCGAAGACTTAATAGTTGGTGGTATTGCGTTAATACTCTCCTGCCAGCTTATTACTCTTCTACTCCGAAAGCCGAAGTAAGCTTGCGTAAGCGCACAGGTGGCGTCCTCGAAGAGCTTTCTGCAACCATCCTTGAGCGCAACATTCAGTATCAAATGGATGTTAACTTTGCGTTTGATACGGTTGGATACAATGCAGCGCTCCAACTTCTTCTTACTGGCCGCTCCGTTTTATGGCCTCGTTATGAAGCGGAGTTGGAAGATGAAGATATGGAAATTGCCATCTTTAAAGCTCCAGACGGCATATACATCGACGACAAGGGCGCTCCATTTGACGTTAAAGGCAAGGAACTTCGAGAGGGACCAGGGAACATTACCCTAGTTAAAATAACCGTAGAGGCTAAGAAAGAAGAGTACGCTTGCCTCGACGTAGTTCAGTATTGCGATTATTTCTGTTCTGATTCACGCAATGAAACAGAAGTAGAGTGGAGGGCACGCAGGGCGTACATTTCTCGTGAGCAAGCCCAAAAGCTATTCGGTGATATAGCTGGGAAGCTTAGTTACGATTCGTTCCCTGACAGGGACAAGCGTGGGTACAAAGAAGAAAATTCTAAGTTTGAAGGTAAAGCCGAAGTATTTGAGATTTGGTGCGAGGAGTCGTACAAAGTTTATTGGGTTCATGAGCCCCTTCAAGAGGGCATCATTATGGAGTCAGATCCTCCATTTGAGTTTGAAAGCTTTTACCCATGCTCGGTCATATCGCAAAACCAAGACCCAGACTCGGTTATTCCGATATCTGACTACGCTCATGTCAAAGATCAGGTTCTTGAGGTAGAGCGCCTCACTACTCGTATCCACGCTGTCACTCAGGCTATCCGCACAAACGCTCTTTACGATGCTTCGCTCGGTACCCAGGTAGAATCACTTCTTACTGGCGACCTGAAGCTTACTCCAGTTATTAACTGGCCATCGTATAAGGGCCGTGGCGGCCTCGCCAATGGTGTAGAATTCTTGGACGTTGCTCCATATATCAACGCTCTTCAAACGCTTCAGGCAGCTCGTCAGAGCGCCCTACAGCAGCTCTATGAAACACTGAAGGTGTCAGACCTTCTTCGAGGCACAAGCGACCAATACAAGTCGGCTACAGCTAATCGACTTGAGAATGCTTGGTCTTCGATGGGTCTTGTCGTTCGGCAAAATATGTTCACCAAGTTCGTATCCGATGCGATAGAGAAACTTGGCACGATTATTGCGTCACAGTTTGAGCCAGAAGAAATCTTTGAGATCGGAGACGCAGACAGAATTATTGCTGCAGTTCTTCCGCCGCCACCTCCTCCACCTGTTGGACCTGATGGGCAACCAATTCCTGTTCCTCCTCCAAACCCACAGATGCAGATCGACATGGTAAAGCAGCAGATCATTTCGCTCCTGCGAGATGATGATAGGCTTACTTATCGTATCCGTATTGCTTCTGACTCGATGGTTGCTATTGACCAGATGCAAGAACAGCAAGAGGGAGCCCAGCTCATGGCAACGGCTGGCGAGTTCTTCAATCAAATGCGTTCACTTATTGAACAATACCCACCGCTTCTTGGTTTTTCTATAGAGCTATTTCAAAATGTTATTAAACGCTTTAAGTCAGGCAAAGAACTTGACGGTATCTTCACTAAAGCACTTGGTCAGATCGGTGAGATTGCACAGGCTAAGGAAGAAGCTGCGAAACAACCGCCGCCTCCAGATCCTGTTATGCAGGAAGTACAAGGACGACTGCAAATAGCGCAGATGGAGTCTCAAGCTCGTATTGAGGCTACTCGTATGCAGATGGCTGACGCCCACGAAAAGAATATGCTGGCCTTTCAAGAACAGCAGATCAAGTCGCAGCGTGAACAGCTTATGGCTCAACTTGAGATTCAAAAGCAGCAGTTTAACGAGTACATTCGTCAGCAAGAAGTCGCCATCTCTCAACAGGAAGCTCAGGTTAAAGCCAACAGCGTTCAGGTTGATATGCTTAAGATCCAGGCAATGTCTGAAAGCGAGGCAAGCAAGCAAGCCATTTCGCAAGAAAGCAATCGCATGGCGCAAATTCTTGAGATACAAAAGCTTGAACTCGAGCAAATGCGTATGCGTCTATCTGAGTCTGAAAAGCTTATGGAAGAGCGCAGACTTGAATCAGAACAGCAATTGGAAAAGATTCGGCTTGCTATGGATACCGTAAAGCTCGGTTCGCAAGAGGCAACCAGACAGCAACCAATTGTTATCAACAATGTAATTCCAAAACGTGCAAAGCGAGTTGGTAAAGTTACAATGGATGACGATGAGTAAATATAAACTATACCAATGGTGTCCAGCCCAAGAGAAAGTGGTTCCCGTCGAAGAGGTTAAGCGAGTCGTTCACGCTAATGCCGCACACAATTTCATTCACGATGAAATGGAACCAACCCGTAACCCACTCAATCCAAAAGAGATTTATACAAGTAAAAGTAAATTGCGAGCAGCATATAAGGCTGCTGGCGCTATAGAAGTTGGAGATTCTTACGACCGAGGGCATTCCCCTGAAAGGGAACAATCTCGTGATACGAAGCAATATATCGCTAAATTCATGCAACAAGTGAGGGATAGAGCAAATGGATAATTTTGAGTCAGACGTAGAAGTGACAGAAGAGCCAAGAATGAGTATTCGACAAGCAATCCACGAATCTTTGCAGAAGCAGGGACTCGAGGAAAGCGACCCTACTCCTGCCATTGTAAAGCAAGCTCAAGAGGAAGAAGTTGAGAATGCAGAGGGAACTGAGGAAGTCGAAGAGGCTCCAGAGAGCCAAGAAGCTCAAGAGGTCGTTGAGGAAGCTCAAGCGCCAGTCGAGGCACCTCCCGTAGACCGAATCCCCCTGGTTCCCCCCGCTGACATGAATAAGTTTGAGAAAGATGCTTTCTTAAATCCAACCCCAGAAAATGCCCATATTCTGCAGCAATACATGAATCGTCGAGCCTATGAAACTAGGAGCGATTACCAGCGCAAAATGCACGAAGTAGAAGAGCTACGGAAGCAAACCTCTTCTGTTTATGACGTTATTAAGCAATACGAGCAAGACTATGCCAAGCACGGAATAAGCGTTGGGGACGTGGCAAAACGGTCCATTGCTTGGGATAAAGCCATGCAAACTAACCCTGTAGAGACAGCTCTTGAGTGGCTGGATTCCTACGGATTATCGCTGGAAGACCTTAAAGGTCAGGCAACCCCAGCTTCCCTAGAACCTAACGCCGGATACCTTACTCGTCAGGAAGCAGAGCGAATTGCTGAAGAAAGGGCCAGAGCCTTGTTTGAGCAGCAGCAGCAGGAACAACATCAGTCTGCCGTTGCCTATTACAACGAGCGAGTTGTAAACTCTTTTGTATCAGCCAAGCCACTCTTTCGTGACCCTGAAACAGCTTCGCAGTTAGAGGCTGAAATGGCACCGATAGTGAGTGCGTTATCAAGCACAGGGAAGTACAGCTCTCCCGAGGAGATCCTGGAAACCGCTTATAACTATGTAGTGGCTGGCAACCCGACTTTTTCCAGTCTGCATCAAGCGATGATTGCAAAGCCGGTTATAGAACAAAAACAGGCCGCTGCTCAAAAAGCAAAAGCGGCTTCGAAGTCAATATCTGGCTCCGCTGGTTCAGGGACTCCCAGGATGCAAATAAAAAGTTTGAGGGATAACCTTCGTCACCGTCTTGGTAACGATTAACGGATAACTCCATTAGTTGTCCCTCAGAATTAAATTTTTAAGGGACAACACAATGGCAAATTTAGAAGAAGCAGTGGTAGCAACCCTGTTTGATCAAAGCGATCAAATTGCGGATGCCATTCTGCATCACAACCCTCTCCTTAAGTCTCTCGATAGCCAGGGGCTTATTCGTCGATTCAGCGGTGGATATGAACTTCGTAAGCCAATCATGTACAATGATTCGGCTGTAGGTTCGTTCTACTCTGGATTCTCTTCTTTCAACCTTGATGCAATCGACGACATGACGGCGTTCCGATTCGCAATCAAGCAGGTTTATGAGCCTGTAGCGATTTCCGGTCGTGAGCGACGAGCTAACACTGGAGCAGCACAGCTTCTTGACCTTGTTGAATCTAAGATGGAGGCCTCAATCTCCCGTCTTCGTAACACAGTTTCTACATCCCTTCGTGGAGATGGAACTGGTTCCGGTGGACTTGAGTTCGACGGTATCAAGAAGGCAGTTTCGACTTCGCCTTCGTCTGGTACATATGGTCAGATCGACCGTACTTCAAACTCTTTCGCACGAAACCTTGCTGTTAACGTGACTCTCTCTGCATCAAACGTGCAAGAGCAGATCACTGACGCTATCAGCCAGGTAACTCGTGGTGATGAGCAGCCAGACCTTGGCCTCATGGATCGCACAGCTTGGAAGTATCTCCATAGCTCTCTCACAGCAATTCAGCGTATTCAGCTTCCTACAAAGAAGGCTGTCGCTGGATTCCGTGTTCTTAGCTATGACGGATGCGACTTCGTATTTGACGGTGGATACGGTTCTTCGGTTCTCGAAACCAATTCTTGCCGACTTCTCAACACGAAGTACTTCACATTTGATATGGTTCGTGGAGCTGACTTCAAGCCCCTCGCACCTCAGATGGATCGTCCGGTGGATCAGGATGCTTTCTTCACGGTTATTATCGTTGAAGGAAACCTCTGCTGCTCCGCTCCTGCGCTTCAGGCTGTTATTTACGCTTAATTGTAGGAGGATTGAATTATGTCATTGAATGGATCGCAAGGTGTAAATTCTACTCGCAGTTGGGATGGTACAACAATTCCACTACCTGCAAAGGTGCTGGATGTTGGGTCTGATAAGCGTGGTAAATGGATGTTTGTAAAGGCAGCAGGCACTATTACGCAGTATCAAGCTGGCATTATTGATAAGGATGGTGGTTTTACTGCTGTTACTACAACTAATGCTTCAACGCCCCCTAAGGGTCTTGGAATCGCTCAAGTTGCTGCAGCTACCAATGAGTACCTTTGGGTATTTACTGGCGAGGGTGGAGGAACTGGAGTCGGAGTAAAGGTAAAGGTAGCAGCTTCGTATGTAGCTGGAACTAAGCTTTATACTACGGCTACTGCTGGCGTGTTGGACGATAGCGTTACTGCTGGCGTGATCAGCGGTGTTGTCGGCCTAACCACCGATTCGGGATCTGGATCAAATGTCGAAGTACAGGCATTTGGTGCAATGTACTCCAATCTGTAATTGATAAGCGGCTGGCTGGTATAGCAGCCGCAATTTAAGGAGATTATATGTCACTTCTTACAGATTTGATTGGTTTGGGAATGCCACCGGAGCAAGCAAATGTGTTGTCAACTTTTAGCATTACGTCGGCTCCTGCACTCTCATCGAGTGGAAGTTTGACTGCTACTGGCACAACAATTGCAGATGCTCTTGCTCTTACATCGTTTCTTAACCTTGTAGGAACCACTGCTGCATCGACAGGAGTTAAACTACCTGACGTTCAGATTGGTGGAATCGTGGTTGTGCAAAACAATGGCGCAAATGCTCTTAACGTATTCCCGCATTCATCACTAGGAACACTTAACGGTGGTACTGCTGGTGCTGCGGTAACATGTGCTGCTGCGGCTGGTAACATTTGTATCAAACGCTCATCGACAGATTGGCTTGTATACGTTGTTGCTAAGGAATCATAACAAATGGGGAGGCTTGTTCAGCTCCCCACATTTCATTGGTGATTTATGCCAGATTTTACACCTTCTAATCCTACTGCATTGTTTTCAGCTCGTAGGCTTGCAGCAGTTACTCCATCAGATTCTACAGACCTTACAGGCGTTCGTGCCTTGTGGGTTGGGGCTGCTGGAAACCTTGTACTAAAAGGCGTTGATGATTCGTCTGCTGTAACTCTTGTGATTCCAAATGCTGGTGTTTTGATTCCAGTGTTTGTAGCAAGAGTGATGGCAGCTACGACAGCGACTTCGATTGTTGCGTTATATTAGTTTAGGCCTGTTTATGTTGGTTGGAATTGGCGGTGTCGCATTAACTTCTGCTGTGCGAGCTGGGGCATCTCAATTTGACCCAAAGACCGTTACTGGTCTTGTTGCTTGGTACAAGTCAGACGCAGGAGTTCTTGACGCTTCTGGCAATGCCATTACTGCTGACAATACAAAAATTAGAACTTGGCAGGATCAGAGCGGCAACGGCAAGCACCTAGTACAGGCTACAGTTGGCAATCAGCCAACTTGGAGAAATGCTGCTAACGGTATTAATGGCGTTCCTGCGGTTTATTTTACAGGTTCGTCTACTAACTACATGGTTAGTTCTAGTTTTGACCTTAGTTCCCATACCGTGTTTTTCGTGCAAAAAATTTCGGTAGATTGCGTTTTCTACGAACATGGTAACGCAGCTACAGGAAGTGGCGGGTTTGCTTACACAAGTCAAAATGCCTCTATGTATGTGCGCAAGAATGGTACGGTAAACGGCAAAGATTCAACTGTTGGATGGGGCAGCGGAAACGTATTGCTTCAATGGAACGGTCGGTATGCTGGTACCAGCCTCACGCACACTATGCGTAAAAATGGGGCGGATCAAACTTTGACAGTCAGAAATGCAGGAGATCCAGGTACTGCAACTACAACAGCCGCTTTAACTCTTGGTGCCCGAGCAGGATTCACAGCTCCCGCTACCGGATTTATTGCCGAAGCATTGTTTTATAATGCCGCCTTATCGTCGGGTGACATAGCAAACATCGAAGCGTATTTGAAGAAGAAGTGGGGCACTCCTTAATGGCTATACCTACATTTATACAATTAGTTGTATATTCCTCCTTAACGCCAACTTTTTATAAGGAGAGATATGGCACAAATTGATTGGCAGTCCATCATGAATGGATCTTCCCAACAAAAGAAAAGATACCACGGGGCAAATGTTCGGTTTTTCAATGCTTACAATGAAAACCGTGAGAAGAGTTTTGCCGCTGGTCGTTCAATGTTCGACGAGATCCCTTCCATCTCAATTCAGTACCCAGGTGGAGATGAAACTGTTCGCAAAATAGAACCTCAAGACATTTCAGACTATCCAGAGCTTTATAAAGCTTTCATGGCTGGTAATGAACCTGTGGTTGGGGGAACCCCGCTCGCTGAGTGGCCGCTTATGAACGGCTCTACTCTTCGTGAGCTTCAACACCTTGGCTTCAAAACTGTAGAGCAGTTAGCAGAAACCCATGACGAACTTAAGCGCCGTCTTGGTCCTACTGGTCGTTTTGTCAAAATGGCAAAGGATTGGCTGGACGCTGCAAACTCTTCTCAGTTCCAAGTGACTGCATTACGACAACAACTTGAGGCTGCTCAAGTTCGGACAGCCAAGCTCGAAGAGCAGGTTGATCTTTTGATGCAGCGCATTGAAGGTAATGAAGGTATTGACTTACGACCACGGCGAAAGGAGGTGATCCAACCGATCTCTGACCCAGTAGATTATGCTGAGTCTGATGCACTTTCCGAAGTAGTTGAAGATGTTGCTCCTAAGCGTAGAGGACGACCAAGGAAGATATGAGTTTAGCAACAATTGTTTCGAATGTAGCGGCTGAGTGTGGTTACACTGTTGAGTCCACAGTTATTGGCTCTACAGAAACTACTACGAAACAATTGCTTGCGATGGTCCAGCGCATAAATAAGGACATATTTGAGTTGTACCCATGGCCAAAATGTTATGCGTCTGGATCAATTACTCTTGTAGGTGGTCAGGCAACTTATGCCTTACCATCTGCCTTTTCTTGGTATCAGTACGAAACGTTTTGGAACAGCTCTACTCGCTGGAGAATCCTTGGCCCGATGACTCCACAAGAGTATGGCGAGGTTCGTGGTTTTGGATTGAACACTACCATTTATCAGCGATTTCAAATTCGTGGTATTTCCAATAACGAGTTGCTTATTTCTCCTACCCCAGGAAGCAATAACAACGGCAACATTATTGTATTTGAATACATTGCAGATCGGTGTGTACGTCCCGTAACGTGGACTACAACAACACTATTCAACGCTGCTAGTTACTGTTTCTATAACGGCAACTATTACTACACGGTTGCCGGAGGCACTACTGGCGCAACCCCTCCTACTCATACAAGTGGATCTGTATCTGACGGTGGCGTTACATGGGCCTACTATGATGGTGTGTATGATCAGTTTTTAGCTGATACTGACGTAAGCTTATTCAATGAAAAAATGGTTGAGCAGGGAGTAATTGAACGGTTTGCTCAAATCCATGGTTTGACTGGAGTAGTGCCACAATTTAAGCAACAAGTGGATGAAGAGTTCAGCAGAGCAAATCCGAGCAAGGTTTACTACGCTGGAGGTACTACTCGAGCCGCACAATTTGCTCGTGATGGAACAGCAGTATTTGGGACGTGGATATAATGGCACAGAATTACCCTCAACAAGATCCTCAAATAACTTATAAAGATCCCCTTGCGTATATTGCGTATCTTAGAACCAGAGGCGTTCACCCTGTCCAGATACAGGAGTTTGTAGCGCAGCGCTTTGGTCCTGGCATGACGCCAGAACAGCGAGCACGAGCAGAGGCCGATGCCAAGCAAAAAGGTGGGCTATATCAGGTTGGAGGTGCTGTTGCAGGAACTGCACTTGCTGGTGAGGCATTGCAAGGGTTCCCTGTAATATCTGGATTATTTAAAGCAGGAGCTACTGGAGCTACCGGCGCTACAACTGGCGCTACTGCAGCAGGAGCTACGGGTGCTGGCAGTGTTGCTACTCCAACGTTAGTAAGTGCAACTCAAGTAGGTGGTAGTGCAGGTGCTGGAACAGCAGGGACAAGCACACTTGGCAGCGTAGGATCTGCAGCTTTACCTGTTGCCGTTACAGCACTTGCTTTGAACAACATATGGGAAAGTGGCATGAAGGATATTCTTCGTGGTCGTGGAGATCGAGCTGATTGGACGAATCAAGCGATCAACATGAACCCATATACTGCCCCGATCAACATAGGATTACGACTTTTGGGAAAGAGGTCGGTTGGTAAAATGATGACCACCGGCAAGTCAAATGATCAAATGATGCGAGACGACTTCCGTGGGTTGCTCAAACAATCTGGGGTAGCTGATAACAAATATCAGGTAACTCTTGCTGATGGGTCCAAGTTCAATGTTGGACTTGATGGAAAAACTCGCTACACAAATGTTGGTGAAAACATTGATGGCAAAACTACTCGCCGAGCTTGGGATGTGGATTTCAGTAACCCACTTGCAAAGTTTGCGACTGACCAAATTGATCCGATGATTCGCAACATTTACTCAGAAGCGAACGGAAAGGTTAAGCCCGAGCAGTACACAGGGATGCTTGTTAATGCAGCAACCTCAAATGCCAAGTCTGAGCAAGATGTTTTGAATAACATTCAAGCAATGATTGGCAAGTCTACTTTTGCAAAACAAGCTGGCGTAGGCGTTGAGCCTCCAAAAGCTCCTGTTCAGCGTCCTCCTAAGGGAGAAGTTGTTCGTGTATCGCCAGGAATGTACATGAACGACAAGGGCCAAGTAGGTCCAGTTAAGTCGATCAAAGAGTCTTTAAAAGCAAACTACAAGCCAACCAAAGGAAAATAATATGGCTAAAGGAGCTATGAGTCGTACACCGAATAAGGAAGGCAAGGTTTATGCTGGAGGCTCTTCAAACTTTGATGAGAGCAAGGGGCGCTACACGAGTCCACCGAAGGGTTCAGAACGCCTCTCTTTTGGCGTATATCGCACTCCTGCTGGTCAGCTTATGGCAGGTAATGGACGAATCTTGCAACGTCCTGAACCACAAGCTTCACGTCCAGTTGGGGCTGGCTTACTCAATGCTATGCAGAATGCAAATCAGCAGCCATTAGTTTACCAGATGCCACAAGGGCAATCTGCTGAGTCTATTGCTGCTTCAATTGCAGCAGGAACCCAACCTATAGGACAACCTTCAGCAGGACTTTTTCAGCCAGCAGCAATGCCGACTAATATTTTTGGCATGATGAGAATGAGCCCAGAGCAACAACGGCAGTTTGCACAACAGCAGCAAGCTGGAGCGATGATGCGAAAGCCAATGTATTATGGTCGATAATAGCAAGGTGAACTAATGGCCTTTCAGGGTTACACAATGCCACCTCCGTACAATGGGCTCGACCTGGTGAGCGCCATTGATAATATGGAGCCAACCTATGCGTTGGAGTTGGTAAACGTGTACCCTGGAGCTGGCTCTCCAAGCGTTCGAAATGGATATCAAGAATACATAGCGGCTTCTAGTTTAGCTGGGACAACCCCAATTACTTTTATGGAAACTCTCCATAAAGCCGATGGTACGTCTGAGCTTGTAGTTGCTACGCAAACCAAGCTTTACGCAATTACAGAGGGCGGTGTTGTTACCAACATTACTCCGACCCCAGCGCATACGAGAGGAGAATTTCAGAGCATAGTTTTTGCCAATAGAATGTATCTATGCAACGGAATAGATAACGCTAAGGTTTATAGCGGCGGTGGCGTAGCTGCTACAGATGTTACCTTCACAGGAGTATCATTATCGAGCCTTATCAACGTCAATGCGTATAAGGAGCGGCTTTATTTCATTGAACAAAATACCAATAAAATTTGGTATGGAGATGTTCAGGTAACTGGAACTGGCGGCACCCCTGCCCTAAACAGTTTCGACTTCAAGTATGTGTTTACTCGAGGTGGCAGGTTATTATTTACAAGTAGCTTTACAAACCAATTCTCTCAAAGCTCTCAGTCATTATTTATGGCAGTGAGTAGCGAGGGAGAGATAGTTTTTTATACTGGAACTTATGCTGGAGACGCTACTGGCTGGGGTATTGTTGCTCGTTACTTTGTTGGTCGTCCTCTCGGTTATCGAGCTTTTATCCGTGTTAACAACGATATTTGGATAATAACACAGCAAGGAATTGTTCCGGTATCGGCACTTTTCCAGATGGACCCTGAGCAAGCTCTTAACGTAATAAGCCAACGAATTAATCCACTCATTACTGAATATTCAACGCAAAACTCTTTCGACAGAGATTGGACAGGATTCTTCTGGCCAGCGGGACGCAGAGTTTACATTAATATTCCAAGTTCTTCGACGACCTCTTTCTTTTTGGTTTATAGCATTGATACCAAGGGATGGACTAAGTTTACTCTTAACTCCGATACCGATGGAATAGCTTCCTGCGTTTTCAAAAACCTCCCATTCTACGGTTCCAACGTGGGCAATGTTTGGCAGGGAGAAACAGGTCAAGCCGATGCCGTTATGCTATCTGGCGGTACTGGCCAAGCAATACCGTTCTCGTATCGAAGTGCCTTTAGCTTTTATGACAGTCGGGGAAACTATAAAGCATACAAGGATATTCGACCTCTTATTCGGTGTAAGCGAGGTATTAACTTTAACCTCGGATTAGATACTGATTTTAAGCAAACACAAACTGTAACTACTGTTACTACGTCTCCTGGCTATTTCACCCCATGGGGCTCGGCTTGGGGCATTGGTGCTGGCACAATAAGCACGGTGACTGGCCTTCCTCTTTCAGTTGTATTCACGCCATGGTCGTCAGGAATTGAATACGTGTTTGATAGATATGCAGTTAAAGGTCAAGGACATTCAGCCGCTATTCGTATGGGTGGTTCTGTTAAAAATACTACCTGCCAATTGTTTGGCTTTGAGGTACGTTTTGATTTAGGAGGTCAGGTATAGTTATGGCAAGCGCACTAAATAAAGATCCACGTTCAGGACGACAATCTCCGACTCGCGATCCTCGTGACATGGCCAAGTACAAGGCTGCTCAAGAGAACATTAAAAAGTATGCCTATGGTTCTCCTGAGTTTAATAACGCTTCTAAGCGTCTTGAGACTATTGGCGCTAAATACGGCCTTAAATGGCAACAGTGGGTGCCAAAAGGTCCAGGCGGCCAATCAAATCAAGTGCCAGCCGATGTTCGTGCAGAAGACGCCCAAATTAACCAGATCGGCTCAGACATTTATCAACAGATGGGTGGTTACGCCCAACAGTTTAATCCCGCAACATTTCAGCAACAGTATGAGCCACAGTTCAACCAGCAAATGGATCGAGCATACAACAACATTTACAATCAGTTTGAGCGGCGCAATCAAGCTGAGTTCGCACGACAGAACGAAGAATTTCAGCAGAGCATGGCAGAACGTGGATTAGACCCAAACTCTGAAGCTTATAAAACTCTTTCAAAACAGCTTACTGATCGACAAGACCTTGCTCGACAAGAGGCACAAAGTGCAGCTACGCAACAAGCTTATGCCGTTCAGCAGCAGGGATTTGAGCAAGCTACTGGAACATCACTGCTTCCTGGTCAAATATGGAATCAATATTCTGCTCCATACCTAGCGCAATACGGCACTCGATCTGCAATGGATCTTTCAGCACAAAACCAGCAATACGCAAAAGAACTTGCAGCACTTGATTTTAAGTATAAACAAAGATTGCAGCAGTCTGCGCCTCGAGGCGGTGGAGGTGGTGGCAGTTCTCCTGACTACCTTGCTCAGTATGTTCTTGGTCAGACCATGGCAAATTATGCTCCACAAGGACAGCAACCCAATCCATTGAATTATGCAATACAAGGCGGTGCTGCTGGTGTTGGTCAAAACTTGATCAACTATTGGGGTCAACCAACTACTACTAAAACATCCTAGGGATAACTATGGCAGGTGAAGAGTTATACACAGCACTGCAAGGACTAAACGTAGCGCCGGCTGAAACACCATGGGGGATGGGTGCTACTACTCTTGCAAAGTCTTTACCAAACCTTGTTAACCCATACAGCAGCCCTGGAACAAACCTTGCTACTGTACTTGGTGGAACTCTTCTTTCTTCGCTGCTTGGCTATCAGGCAAGTCGACAAGCTACCGAACAATCGTTGCAGCTTGGTCGCCTTGGTGCTGAATTGCAGGGATATCAAACTCCAAAAGAACGACTGTCGTTTATTGAGGGCGTTGATGACAATTTCATGCAGCGTCGACTTCTTGGCTTGCAGAATGCTCTTCAAGCTCGAGAAAGCGCTATTGCACTTGGCGCTCAAGAAGCACAGCAAAAACAAGAGGCTCAGTATGCTGCACTCGGTTCCCCTGCAGGCCAAGCATACATTGACGCACAAACTCGATTGTATAGCGGTAAGCAAGATATTGCTCTTGAAAACAAGATGGCACTTGAGGCGGCTCGTAAAGAAACACAGTCGGACCTTATCAAACTTCGTGGTGATGAAAAAACACGCATAGAAGGTGAGATTGCTCAGAATAGGCTTCGTCGTCAGCAAGAAGGCGTTGATCCAATTTTAAATGAAAAACTTACGCTTGAAGAAGTAAGAGCAAAAGCTCAAGACGCTTTAAAGCAAGCTGAATCTCGTCGACGCATGGCCGAAGATCAGTTTAAGTCAGCACTTGATGCTGAAACTACCGATTTGCCAAAAGAAGTTCGGCAGGAAGTTTCTAATGCAACAAGTATTTCCACAAGAATGTTCGATCTTGCAAACAGGATTGAAAATTTAGATCCACTTAAGTTTAAGATTTATAAAAATTGGGATTCTCTCCCTAATTCTTTTAAAGCTGAATTTGCAGATATTAAATCCGTAATTGGTAACGCTCGATATGGAGCTTCGCTAACTGGCAACGAGCTTCGAACTTTGGAAAGTATTTTTGGTAGTGACTTTACCACTGGGCCTGAAGCTTTTGCTAGAAACCTTCGCAATGCTTCCACTGCGCTTTTACAAAAAGCAAAGACAGGTGTTCAGATAAGTCAAATGAAGCCGGTCAATGTTAACAGCATGATCGACCAGATGATTCAAAATCAAGCTGCAATTGAAGATGTTGGCTTGCCTGTTGCCCCTAAAGCAGAATTAGGAGTTCCAGTAGCAGCGGATATTGAAGGCGTATTTGGGCAACTATCAGAAGCGTCAGCTAACATAGCAATGCCTACTCCTACTGCAGCTCCAACTACACCGGCTGATAGCGCAGATGCAATTGAGCAAGAGCAAGCTGCACTACTTCAGGAGGCAGAACGTTACGACCAGCAGAATGGAGTTGGTTCGGCTAGGCAGTCTCCTACGTTTCAACAACGTGCTGCACAATTAAAACAACGACGAGCAAAGCTAGGAATATAGATCATGGCATACACATCGCTTGATGACCTACTTGGTGCAGAACCTCAAACGAGCAGTACATATGCTCCTGGTACCAGCTTGTCTTCAATGCTTGCAGGGGAAGCAAGGCCGATAGGGTCTGCTCCTATGACTCCTTATGCGGCTCAGGCATCTCAAATGATGACACCGCTTAATGAGGCAATGCCATATACCCCTGTCAATCCTTTCCTTTTGCCAGAAGCTGAGAAAAGCAGAATAACTTCTCAAATTTTGGCTCGTCGTGGTGGCGACATTAACACCCCAGGTTCTGCGGCTTATATTGCAAACCAAGCACAGAAGATTCGAGAAATGGAAACTCTTGGATCATTTCTTGGAGGAATTAGCGAAGGTTCTACGTTTGGCTTTGGTAACGAGCTTACCTCTGCTCTTATGGCACCTTTCTCGACTCAAACCTACGGGCAGCTTTTCGAAGAGCAACAACGTGCTGCTAACGCTGTTCCAGGCGCTAAGTTAACTGGAGAGTTGGCAAGTGCTTTGCTGCCGAGTGGGTTAGCTCGTAGCACTATTAGAGCCGTTGCTACTTCTGGCAGGGCTGTTCCTACACTTGCTGAGAAGGTTTTGCTTGGCGCAACAAGTGGTGAGCTTGCGGCTGCACGAAAAGCGGCTGGTATTACATCGACACTCGAAACTGTCCCAGTAGCAACACGATTGAAAGAGCTTGGACAGATTGGAGCGGCTCAAGGCGCATTATTTGGGGCTGGAGCCGCAGAGCCATCAGCCAATGCTACGGTTGAGGATGCTTTAAAACAACGCCTTGAAGGTGGTCTTGTTACTGGCGGCGTCAGTGCGGTAGGAGGTTCATTGCTTGGAGCATTGGGCATAGCCGCAGAAAAAACTCCTGCAATTGCAAGCAAGATTTCTGGCGTAGTCAAAAAACAATTTAAAAAGCTATCGCCAACCGAAGCTGATACTGTAGTTGCCAATACACTTGAGTCGCTTGGTGCAAGCGAAGCTGTTATTGACGATGCTATTGCAAAGCAAAACACTTCCACCAATCCACTTGCTAAAACTCTTACTACAGATGAGCTTGTTCAAAAGCCAGAGCTTTCTGCTGTTCGAGAAGTTGCACAAAAAGCTGGTACTGGTGTTGGGCCTGAAGATTTCTTCCGTCAAGAGCAAAAGCAAATGGCTATACTTGAGCAGCGTTTGGCTTCAGTTGCTGCAGAGCCGGACCCTGCTAAGAGAGCTATTGTTGGCGATGAGATCCAGCAAGAAATAAAAGACCGCATTACTAGGGCGCACTCGATAGGAGATCGTCTTTATCAGCAAGTTCCAGGGGATGTTAAGTACTCTAAGGGAACACTCAACAGCGACCTTACAAAACTTGAGAAGACTTTATACCCTGAGGAAAAAGGAGCATTGGGCTCTCGTGTATCCCGTATTCTTGGATACATAAAAGCTCCTAAAGCAAAGGATGCTCTTATTAAGGGAAGTGGCGCTGCTCAAGATGAGATCAGTGTTCGTGAGCTTATTAATGCTCGTAGTGCATTGCTCGAAGAGTCTCGTAAGCTTCAAGCCGCTGGCAACACAGATGAGGCTTTGCTTGCTGGAGAAGCAGCAGCATTGCTACATCAAAAGATCGTCAGTGATCCAGAGGTCGCTAAGAAGTTTGGTAGAGCCAATGCTTTCTGGTCCAATATGTGGGACACGTACCACAAGGGATACATTAAGAACCTTACTGATAGCACAGTAATTTCTCCAGAGAACGTACTTGCAAATGCCACAAGTAACTCGGCAGCGTTTGAGCAATTTGCTCGACAGACTGGGTACAGTGTAGAGCGTTTGCAGGATGCTCTTGGTGCTAAGTTTTCTGAGTTTAACAAGCTTGGTAAGGACATTAACGCTAAGCTTCAGTGGATTGATAACAATCTTTCTCTATTTGCTGATCGCAATATAAATGACGCTATCAGCAAAACACCAATTGGCGTTAAGTATCGACGTACTCTTGAAAACGCCAGAAAAACTCTTCTTGAGGCGAAGGATGTTTTTTCTCAACGCAAAGAAGCAAAAGAGGCGGTTGGTTATAAACTTGGCCTTGATAAGTTTGGCGAGCAGGGTCTTCCAGAACTTGCAACAATAGCTATTTCTGCTCGAGGAAATGCTGGTGGAGAATCTAGTGCAGCTATTGAATCTGGAGTAAGGCAATTCTTCAGAGATAAGATTCGTCAGGTTTCTGGAAGAACATTAGGAGAGGCAGGTGCTGGACTTATTGGAACTGCAGGGGGCCTTGCTGCTGCGGGGGTTGGTGCTGCTCCTGCTGTCATTGGTGGTGCTGCAGTAGCTGGTGTTGGTATGGCACTTCGTGCTGCTAATATTGCTAAGCGAAATAAAGATGCTGCTCTTCTTAATGAATCACTTGTTGCCGCACTAAGAGATCCAGGTAGAGCGAAGATGGCATTCGTTCGTCGTCGCACCTCTGAGTTTGCTGCAAAAGCACGGCCAGATGTGAAAGGCGCTACGTTCTCTGATGTTTTGACTTCTAAGGCTGTTGCTCCTGCTACTGCTGGCGCTACTGCAAACATGACTCCAGCGAGGCAAGAAGAGCCAAAAAAGCAAGCTGGATATCAATCGCTTGATGACCTTATGGCTCCAGTTGAAAAGCCACAAACAAGTGTTGTTGATACAATTGCTCAAGCAATTATTCCTTCTGCAGAGGCTGCAGAAATAAAGCCTAAGGCTGCTGCAGTTGCTGCTGCTCAAGCAAAGCTTCAAGCTCGAGGCGCAAAACCACAAGGCAATGTTGTCAAGCCAACCGTAACTGGCAAGCCACAATTACGGCCTACAGTAAAAGCCAAGCAAACCCCAATGCCAAAGATTGGCGGTGAGTGGCCTGAAGTTAGAGCAAAAGCTCTTCAGTCTGCGTTTCGTTTAGATCGAGCAAAACAGATACAATTGTTGAACAGGTTTGTATCGGCTAAGCCTTACAAAGATGTTTTAAAGAAGCTTGATCCACTTACTCGAGCGGTTATTCGCACAGAGTCTCGTGAAAACCACGCACAGATAAGCCCTGTTGGTGCTATTGGCCTTATGCAAATTATGCCAGCAACAGCGGCTCACTTGCGAATTAATCCTTACAACCCAATTGAGAACATTGAGGGAGGTCGTAAGTACCTTCGTCAGATGGTTGATAAGTATGATAACGTTGAACTTGCTCTTGCTGCTTATAATTGGGGACCAGGCAACGTAGATAAAGCTAAATCATTCCTTGAACGGAAAGGCGTAAAACCTACGTTTGCGAACATGGTAAAATACGCTACGAGGATTTCTCTCCCACAAGAAACTAAGGATTATATTACACGAGTAAAAGAGAATTATAAGAAATAGGAGACGGTATGGGTTGGTCCGGAGGGCTTTATACAAAAGGAAATTCAGCCACAGGTGGTTGGGTTGGTGATGCTTCTACCGGCATTGGTATTGAGGCTGGTCGTCACGATACGCAAGACAATGACTTCGCTACTGGTATCAACCAGTGCATTAATAAGGATGGTTCAAACTCCTTCAGTGGCAATGCCAATCTTAACAACAACAAGATTGTGAATGTTAGTTCCGCAACGCTTCGTTCCGATGCTCCTAATGCTGGCCAAGTGCAAGACAATTCATTGCTATGGGGTGGGACTTCTGGTGGAGCCGCAAACGCTCAAACACTTACTCTAGCGCCAATCATTACAGCGTATGTAGCAGGACAGCGATATTCATTTATTGCTGGGTTTACAAATACTGCGGCTGCAACATTGAATATCAATGGAGTTGGAGCAAAGAATATCTTTAACACTGCTACTGGTGCTGCCATTGGAGCTGGAGAGATTGTTGCTACTCGTGCGTATGAAGTTATTTATGACGGCACACAATTTTTGCTGCTTAACGATGTAACGCCAATTCAAAATGGGGATTATATTTGGCTTGGCACTACTGGCGGCACTGCTACAGCTATGACTGCCTCAGCTACTCCTGCGATTACAGCATATAAAGCTGGTCAAAAGTTTAGGATGAAGGTTGGAGCTGGCCTTGGTTCAACTGGCTCAACAGCAACGTCACATACAATCAACATTAACGGTGTTGGAGCCAAAAACATTGTTAATAATGAAGATTCTACTAATCCGACTATTGGGACATGGATTGCTAGTGCAATTATGGAATTAGTCTACGACGGAACTAACTTTTTAATAACAAACGATCCTGGTGGATGGCTTTCTTTCAGTCCGTCTTTTGGCGTTGCAGGGGGAGGAACGTCAGGCGAAATAAATGTTTATAGTTTGTTTCGTAAAAATAAAAAAACTATTCAAGTTCAGGTCTATTATCAATGGACACAAACAGTAGTGCCCGCCACTTATGTACTTTTTATACCCCCGGTAAACGCCGCAACAAATTTTCAAATGCTAAGTGCTATGGGATGGTTATCTGCAAATTCAGTTTCAGGTTTTGCATATACAAATCCTGTTTCGCAGGTAAACATATATAATTATAACCTAGGCACATTTGCCTTGGGTGCGTCTTCAATTTTAGTAAACGGAAGTTACAGGAGCGTATAAATGATAACATGGGACGACACATTACCTCCGTTAATTGATCGCATAAATCCAAGCAACGAAGATATTATAAGAGGGATAAAAAACTGGCGTAACCGTGAACTAGCAGCTTCCGATTGGACGCAACTACCCGACGTAGACCTTGCGAACAAATGGGATTGGGCAGTGTATCGCCAACAGTTACGAGATATGCCATCTCAAGGCGATGACCCTAAACTTTGGGTATTCCCAGTATCGCCGACATGAAAAAGCTAAAGCTTGTCAGAGTGTCGGAGCATAATGACGCTACATTTGGCGTATTGTGTATTGATGCTCGTCCGATGTTTGTGACATTGGAAGACAAGTGGAGAGACAACGAGCGCATGGTGTCATGCATTCCAAAAGGAAAGTACGTTATCAAGCGCCATCAATCGCCGAAGTTTGGCGAAGTGTTTAAGGTTTTAGATGTGCCAGGACGCAATGAGATCCTGGTCCACGCAGGTAACACGCATAAGGACACGCACGGTTGTATATTACTTGGATTAATGTACGGACTGGTTGGCACTGAGTCTGCAATCCTCTCAAGTAGAGCTGCGCTCGCCAACTTTATGACAGCAATGTCTGAAGTGGAGAAAGCAGAGCTTGAGATTGTATGACGGAAACAGACATAACGCAGTTTAGATACTGGCTTGACCTGATACTTAAAAGCATCATTGGCATTGTCATTTCGTTGGTTGGAATGGACTACCGACAAGTCAAAAACAGCTTAAAGGAACTTGAACAGAGCAAGTATAGTTTAACGATCCAGGTTGAGGTTATGCACGTTGAGCTTAACTCTATTAAAGCTCGTTTGGAGCGAATAGAAGAAAAGCTGGATAAGGCTCTTGACCGATGAGAATACTTTTACTGCTGTTAGTATTCATGGCAACGGCAGAAGCGCAGGGCATTAGTTATATTGGCCTCTGCAACAATACCTGGGATTGCGATAAAGTTATTCAAACCTGGGGCAATAAGCCGATAGTTACTGGCTGGCTTGAAGAGTCGTTTGGCGATAAATGCGAGTGTGGTAAGCGCATCCTCCGAAGCACAAAAGAAAAGACGCTCCGCATACACCTGATCAACTCTCCGTGTATGCGTAACAAGCGGTGCGACAAGTCTGACGTGCTTTATAAACAGTCTATCGCCTCTGCCAATCGCAAGATGGTTAAACCTCGCTCCGATGTGAGGCGCAAGTTTAATAGGGTTTTACTACGATTTAAGCGACGACTGGAATCGGCAAAAGGTTCAATGACCTGTTATGTGTCGCCATGTTTGGAGTGTGACCTTTATGGACCAGCTCGGAAAACTATGCTTGCTGCTGTATCTGCTCACCTGCCTAACTGTGTTTTGGTGGACAATCCACTTAAAGGACATTGCATTGAAGGGACGGTCTGTGAAAGACATGGAATTGATCCGAAGCTCTCTCGACCATGTATAGCTGATCTGGATGGCATGGAAGCTGAAAGTTTATTTGACTTGAAGAGATATTATCGGAACACTAAGGAGTGCGACCTGCGGTTTTATTGGTCGTCATGGATGAATTGCAGCGGCGTAAAAGAGTTTGACGCTTCTAACCCCACATCACGCTTCATTTCCCCCTCCAAGCGTCGATGCAATTCGTCTGTGTTTAATTTTAAGGAAGCAGGACGGATAGCATGGAAATACTTATCGGTTCGATAGTTCGACACCTTCTCACGCTTGTAGCTGGTTCACTTTTGACAATAGGTGTATCAGAGGCTGACACACATCAATTGGCTGAAGCTGCTACGCCAGTAGTTTCTGGCGCTGTTCTTTACGGCGTGTCGCAGGTTTGGTCGTTTAAGGATAAGAAAAAGCGTTAACCACCTAGTCTGAATCGTTTGTATTTAAGGTGGCTATCAGTATCTGCCGCTATAACTGATTCGATGTTGGTATTTTCTTTGATGTAACTGGTTATTGCCGCAAAGCGACCAATTTCTGTGGCCTCGAGGTAGTTTCTTTTAAACTGCTCCGAGGCTTCTTTTCGTATCCTGTTTGCGTTTCCCTCACTATCTTCGTAAAGCTGTTCAGCGAGGTATTGCAGGTTGAACGGTTGCATTTCTGTAGAGAAAAAGAACCAGCGAAGTCGGTTATGTTCCCCGATGGCTCTGCTATTAAAATCGGTCCTACTTTTGGGCGATAGGGATTCGTAGTGAATAAGATTCCCTTGATGGTTGGAGCGGAGTTTGTCGAAAAAGAAACAATAGTCCTTAAGCGCCCTTTCAATAACTGCAAACCATAGGTTTCGCTCCGGAGTTTCTAATGAAGCTCCTTCATCTATGTTGCATATGCTAGTTGACTTCATAGTTTATTGGCCAAGTACTTTTGCAGTATTTCTATTGCTTCCGATGCTGACCAGCACAGAACAGCATAATTACCCATTGCGTTAAGATGTCGTATGATGGCCATCTGTTCGGGGGAAGCCTTATTTGGCTTTACTTTCATCTCGATGTAGAGAGCCCCGTATTTATCGTTCGGTACGGGCACAACTATGTCGGGGATACCTTTCCTTACCCCTGCTCTTTTTAACGCAACACGGCGAGGTATAGAGGCTCTACGCTCGTTTGGGACGTGGAATGCCAACCGATACGCTGGATGTTGCTCTTCCATGTATCTGCAGTAGTCGAAGAACGTAAACATCTCGAGTTCTTCAGGACCGTGTTTAAATTTTTTCCCTACACAACGTTTGGAATTCAACTAGAGCCTCTCGTTCTTTTGGAATGTTCACTCCAAATCGTTTTAATACAGTTCTATAAAAGTCTTGTGGGTTAACCGCTACGATCAATTCAGCGTCTTTACCTGCGGCCATGGTAACCAAGAACTTTCTTCTTCGGTAGTATTTCTCTGCAAGCTCATCCTTAATGGCGTCAATAATTGCTTCTTTATAATAGGATTTTACTTGCTTGAGTGCATCGAAGAATTTTCGTAGCGCAGTCCGATTGTCAAACTCACGTTGTAAAACAATTGGATGATACTCAATAAAAGTGCCATGAACGTAAAAGTCGATGGTTTTATTAAATCCCACACCTACTTGGAAAGTAGAACCATTTGCCAATTCAAAATTCGGAACATACTTTTCCAGCATAACGCCACAAGCATATTCAGATCGAGATGCGAAACGTAATGGTTGTTCTGGAATAGGTGGGAGGCGAATCTCGAAGCGTTTATCTGGCTCAAGCATGAGTACAGTTTATACGCACTATTTGATATAGGCACTCAGTAGTACGTTTCATCTGTGTTAGCTACTGACCATCTAAGACTATTCTCGGCGCTCCAAACGGTAGGGATTGTTTGGTACCCCCGTTTCCCTGGCTCTGGTTTATTACCAATAAAGAAGGCGTCCTTAAAAGCCACTCTGTTGGTAGGCAAACAGGCAACTTGTCCGTTAGTAAGCAGAATGACATGGGCACACTTGTTTTGGTCTGGCTGGAGCAAGACGCCAGGGCACTCATCGCTATCAGGCAGCCAATCCACCGTAAACCAGTAACGGCCATGTACTGTGGTTTTATCTTTAAGTATTGCGTCACAGGAATAGTCCCTGAGAAAGTCAAAAACCTTTACCACTGGCTTGTATGAGAAACAGTCCCATAACTGCAGTAGCTCTAAGTCGTATGTATCGAGTGCTGTTGGCTCGTGAATGAGCCAATGAAGAGGTATGTGCCGGAAGTGAGCACCGCTATGTAGGAGGACGTGAAACTGTAAAGCCCTGCCTTTATAGCTTTGAATAGCAAACGCATATCCTGCCTCGTAGCCATCTGCTTCATCGTTGTTCTGCAGGTGGCGGTTATGTATCAAAACCTTAAGAGGCGGGATGTCTGCGTTCACTACCAATTCCTACATGACCAGTAGCGAGCCTTTGTCTTCGGGCCTGGATCGTCGCAATTGTGACGAGCCCTAAAACTTCTTCTGCGCTCTGGTTCGTTCTTACGAATTTTCATGTTTGGATCGCCGAAGCGAACCTTTATGACGTTCCCGTTATCGTTTTTAACGTAGACGGCAAACTTCTTTCGCTCTCCAGGCGTTCTGAAGGGCTTGTTGAGCTTCATGTTCCGCTCGAGGCTTTGTCGTAGTGGGCTCTCTTTTGGCATACTACTTCTTAGCCTTTTTCTTCTTTACGCCTTTGATAGTGCCCTTGTTTTCACTTGCGTAGAAAACCTCATCGCCTTTTTCCTTGCCGTAATACTTTTCCATTGCGGCTCGAATTTTTAGTCCCTTTTTGTTTAGCGGCATTTTTCTTCTCCAGTTTTATGTACTGAGCGTTCTGTTTAACCTGCTCTCGAAGGAGCGAGTCCCATGCTACCAGTCTACCACTGTTGAGAAACTGTAGTCCTAAGTCGAGCAAGGCGTTGGCGGCCTTGTTCAGAAGAAAGTCGTTTGGAAATATCTGGTACATTATGCGTCCTCTCTAAACCACTTTTTGTTTTTGATTTCTGCGGTCAATACCTCAACGTCTTCCATAAGCGAGTCTATGTAGCCCCGTAAATAACCAGAGCAGTAAGCATCCTTGAGGTTCTCAGGATAAATTGAGCCTGACCCGATGAATTTCATTATGTCGTTCATGTACTCTTCTGCGAGATTTTCTTTTTGTTTCTTATCTTTCGACATATACGCCTTTGCCACTAAAAGTATGAACTTCTACACGCTCGCAGTGGAGGACGTTATTGAGGACGACTTTAGCCATTTCCAGCGGATCTATGTGGTAGTTTTCCGCTATGAGATTGCGTAGGTCAGGTCTTTGTGGACCTTCGTGTGTGAAGTTTTCGTCCTCTCTGATCCAGATAGTAAGTTCCCACTTACCATCGGTAATTCTGTGAGTGCTGTAGTATTTGTTCATGTCAGTTGTCTCCATGTGTATGCGGCTGCTGGAAATAATAACCAGCAACCGCAATCTGTATACATTAGAATGGAACTACATCGCTAGACCCTTGCTTGGCCTTTTTAAGAGCTACGTTGATCCAGTACAGGTTATTGTTGAGGTTCATTACCTCGCTGATGAGAATCATCAACAATGCGTCAGTTTTGCCGTCTGCCCCGAGCCCTGCAGCCTTAGCGATTTGCTTTACTGCGTCGATGTTATCAACTGCTTTCTGCAAGCTTTTAGCCTTAGCCTCTGCGTCCCACTCTTCTCGTGTTTTTTTCTGAAATGCCATAACTATCCTATTTGTTTTATCAACACGTTTACATTCGGCAGAGTCTTCAGAAGGCCTTCCCTGGTAGCCTTTACTTCATGACTTTCATTGATTGCTTCCAGCCTCTGTCGAAATTGCGCTCGGATCACTCCCATATGTTCAGGAGTGCCTTTTGCGATCTCCTTGAGCCCTGGTATGCCTCCGATTGCTTGTAAAGCCTTAGGAGGGAGTTTCTTGGCTTCCTCCTCGGCGTAGTACAAGCTCCTTGTTCCCGCTTGGTACACATCGTTCCACAATTGTGCCCAATCTATGGAATCCCCTGTACGGGCTCTAATGACCTCCTGGTTGATTTCCCCAACCGAGGGAGGGAAAGGCCTAGCCTCTGATAAAAGTCTCGCTATGGCCAATTGTGCTTCGTTATACGAGCAATGGCCAAGTATCACCTGCCATACACCGATGCGGTCCTCGGTTATGTCTACTTTTGAGCCGTACTCTGCTTTGAGTATGACCATGAGTTGTTTGATTTGTTCCACATTCATAATTTTTTTACTTTTCCCCTATTGACAAGTTTGAATCCTTCCCCCCTAATACCCCCCATCCCTTCCGAACCTTAACTCTACTCAATACTGTTGACTCACTTAACTAACTAGTTAGTTAACTATATTAACTAAGAGAATTTCTTCC